CCCGAGAAGCAGAGTCTCGCTGAATCGCTCGAATATGATGAGGTCGTGAGCGAGGAAGTCCTGGACGAGTACGTGTATTGGGAAGACCTGCTCTGGTCTCCCTGCCGCTCGTATGAGGAGCTTCGCTGGATCGCTCGCAAGACGTACTTGACTCGTGATCAGCTCGTCAAGCGTTTTGGTAAGGAAAAGGGCAAGAAAGTCCCGCTGGACTTCAAACCGCAGAAGAATGACAACTCGGTTGAGTCCAAGAACATGATCATGCAGCAAGCGGTCGTGTACGAAATCTGGGACAAGCCGTCGGAGAAGGTGTTTTGGGTCTCCAAGGGCTTCGATGAATTGCTTGACGAGAAGGATGACTTCCTTGAGCTCGATGACTTCTTCCCGTGCCCAGTCCCGCTTGTCTCGACCGTGTCTAACGGAACGTACATACCCGTCCCTGACTTCCACTATGCCAAGGACCAGTATCGGGAACTCAACGACATCAACACTCGTATATCCCTGCTGGTCAGAGCCTGCCGACTGGTCGGCGCGTATGACAAGGCGTCGCCTCAACTTGCTGCAATACTCTCAAATGCCGCTGAGAACCAACTGGTCCCGGTGGATCAATGGGCAGCTTTCGCAGAGAAGGGCGGGATCAAGGGGGTCATTGATTGGGTACCCCTCGACATGGTCGTGGCCTGTATCGACCAGCTCCTCAAGAACCGCGAGGACGTCAAGAATCAGATTTATGAAATCACCGGGATGTCAGATATCATCCGCGGCGCAACGAAGGCAAGCGAAACGCTGGGCGCTCAGAAGATCAAGACAGCGTATGCGTCGATGCGTATTCAGCAGCGGCAAAAGAATGTAGTCCAGTACTGCTCGTCAGTGTTCGACATCCAAGCCCAGCTGATGCGGAAGCACTTCGACATCGCTGAGATTGCGAAGTTGGCCCAGGTCGACTTCATGAACGAGGATCAGCAGGTCGTACAGCAGGCGCTTCAGCTGATCAAGCAGCCGGACTTCATCCTTCGCTGCAAAGTCGAGTCGGACAGCCTCAGCGACATCGACTTCCAGGCCGAGAAGCAAGACCGGATGGAGTACATGGGTACGATCACCAACTTCCTGAAGGAAATCCTCCCCACCATGAACAGCGACCCCATCATGGGGCCGTTCCTTATGCAGTTGCTTCAGTTCTCCCTGGCCGGCTTCAAGGTCGGCAAGAAGTTTGAAGGTGAACTTGACCGGACGTTCGCGGCGCTACAGAAAAAGCTGGCTCAACCCCAGCAACCGCAGCCCGACCCTGAACAGCAGAAGGTTGAGGGTCAACTCAAGCTCATGGAAGCCAAGGGGAACCAAATTGCTCAACAAGGACAGCAAAAGCTTCAGCTGCGGCAGGCTGAAGGCCAACAAAAGCTACAGCTCAAATCACAAGAGGGGCAAGTTAAGCTTCAGCAAGTTGTACAGAAGTCTCATGTCGATGGACAGATCGGTCAGCAGAAGCTCGCGCAAACTGCGAATGCCGCTGAATTCAAGGATCAGATTGCGCGCCGTGAATTTGCGCGCGAAATGGAGCATAGCGCACTGAAAGACCAACAGAACGCCGCGATGGGTACGGCGTTTGATCGTGGAGGAAGGAATGGCCCGTAGGCGATTTGTTTGGAGCCCAGCCGATGATTGCCTGGTGGAGGTTAGCCCTGATTACGAGCAGCCTGGTCGTGACGTCCCCATTATTGGCGACACTCATTACGATGGGCTGCGTGCTACGGATGGGACGCCTATCGACACGAAGGCCAAGCATCGGGAGTACATGAAGCGTAACGGGCTGACCACCGTCGATGACTTCAAGGATACCTGGGCCAACGCTGAACGGAAGCGTGACGCCTACCGTACAGGTCAGTCGGGCGCTGGGGCGGTTAACAAGCACGATATTGCGCGGGTTATCGCCGCACTCGAAAACAAACGATAGTGCTTTACTTCCAGACGAAAATCCGTTAATATAGCGTTGACAATAGGACTCGGACTTTATGCCCCTTGATGATGCAGTAATCGAAGTTGAAGTTGAGGAGGCTCCGAGTCTCCGTGAAACGCTCATGGACGCCGTGGAGGAGCATGATCCCGACCACGAGCTAGTCCCAGCGGTCGACAATACAGTCGCCACGGAAACACCGCCCCTCGAATCCAAGCCTTCCACTGAGCCGGCTGCAGTCCCCGCCGTTGAGCCGCAGGTCGCTGCGCCGCAGGTTCCTGCCCCTGCCGCTGCGCCGACCGAACTCAAGGCGCCGGCTCAGTGGAAACCTGACGTACGGGAACACTGGAAGGCGCTTCCTCTGCCGGTGCAGCAAGAGATTCTGCGCCGTGAATCGGACTCGATGCGCCTTATCGGCAGCGTCGGCCCCAAGATTCGGATGGCCGACGAAGTACAGGCTCATATCGCCCCATTCGCGGAGTCGCTGACGGCAAACGGAGTGACTCCCCAAGCTTTCGTGAACGACGTGTTCGGCTCGATCAAGTCGCTGGCTTCGGGCTCAGCTCAGGAGCGCGCTGAAGTCGTCGCGAACATTGTACAGTCTTACGGTGTGGACCTGCGCACGCTGGACGCAATCCTTACGCAGCGCATTTCCGCCCCACCCGAAGTCCTGCAAGCCAGACAGCTGGCTGCTCGGGCTGCAGCAGTAATCCAAGGCCAGTCTGCTGGCGTGGAGCATCAAAACGCGCTGGAGGCCGAAAAGGCCATCGTCGCGTTCGCAGCTGATCCCAAGCACGAGTTTATTGACGATGTACGGAACCAGATGGCGGACTTGATTGAGCTCGGTCACGCGAAAACGCTTGACGACGCTTACAACGCTGCCGTGTGGGCAAATCCGGACACTCGCAAAATCCTCCTGACGAGAGAGGCGCAAAGTCGCGCGGCGGTGAAAACCAATCGCGCGGTGGCAGCTCGCAAGGCATCCTCAAGCGTCCGTGGCGCGCCGAGTTCACCTCGGGCCGCAGCCAACGGGGCCGCTCAAGGGGGTTCGCTGCGTGAGACGCTCGAAGCAGCTTTCGATGACGCATCCCCACTCTAACCTCCTCAGGAGAAAATAATGGCATTCCCCAGTTTGACCGACATCGTCGCCACGACGATCCAAAATCGGTCGAAAGCCATCGCGGACAACGTGACGTTCAACAACGCTCTCAGCGCCAAGCTGAATCAGCGCGGCAACGTCAAGACGTTCAGCGGTGGTAACACGATCATGCGTGAACTCTCGTTCGCGCAAAACGGCAACGGCGGCTGGTACAGCGGCTACGATTTGCTGCCGGTTGCGGCGCAAGACGTCATCAGTGCGGCGGAATACGCGATCAAGCAGCTCGCCTGCCCGGTCGTCATGTCCGGCCTCGAACAGCTGCAGAACGCTGGTCGTGAGCAGATGATCGACCTGCTGGAAGGCCGGATCAGCGTGGCGGAATCCACGATGGCCAACCTTCTGTCGGGCGGTCTGTACGCCGACGGCACCGGTTCCGGTGGTAAGGAACTGACCGGCCTGAACGCAGCCGTGCCCGCGAACCCGGTGACGGGTACGTATGGCGGTATCGACCGTGCGACGTGGGCGTTCTGGCGCTCCGCGCTGACCAACCGCGCCTCGCTGGCGACTCCCGGCCCGTTCACCCCGGCGAACATCCAAGAGGCGATGAATACCTCCTGGGCGAAGCTGGTTCGTGGCGCCGACCGTCCTGACCTGGTGATCTTCGACAACGTACTGTGGAAAATCTACCTGGCCAGCCTGCAAGCCCAACAGCGCTTCGTGCAAGCGGAAACCGGCAAGCTCGGCTTCCCGTCCATCAAGTACATGGACGCCGACGTTGTCCTGGACGGCGGTATCGGCGGCTTCTGCCCCGCGAGCACCGGCTTCATGCTCAACACGAAGTACCTGTTCCTCATGCCGCACTCGGCACGGAACATGGTGCCGTTGAGCCCGAATCGCCGGTACGCGATCAACCAGGACGCGGAAGTTCAAATCCTGGCCTGGGCGGGCAACCTGGCAACGAGCG